CCAAAATGATCGAACTGACACAACACTTTAAAAGCATTTACAAAAATACAGATATTCGTATAATCGAATTAAGTATTGACGGTAGTTGCGATAGTGGTTGTATTGAGGAAGTACGTTTTTACGATACAAATGCTAATGACATAGAAATAAACTATGAAACAGCAGCATTGTCTTATCGTGAAGAATGGAACAACGAAGGAACGTATAGTTGGGATATTAGTTGTGATAATTGGGGTTCTAAAGCAAACTTTGAAAAAGCATTTACACCATCAGTTAAAGGTGATACAAATGAAGGCTTTTACAATGTTTGTGTTGCTCAATTAAAAGAAGCTAACGATCTTGAACAAGATTCCAATGGTATGAAATGGATTGTAAGTTCAATTCACACTGAAGATCGTAAACTTGAGTTGTTTAGATTTACTAATAATCATGTAACTCAAAAATACTTTCCAAGTGAACGTGGCAGTGAAAATCATGGTATCAAACTACAGTTTCCTAAAGTACCATATAATGCTTGGGATGCTATAGAAGATCATGCTTATGCTCAGTTAGAAGGCGGTTGGGAAATTAACGAAGGTAGTCAAAATACCGTGCAATACAAAATAATACCTTCGACTAACCCTGATGCTGAATATCATGTAGAAGTTAGCGTAGAACAAAATCGTAACATCATGGAAGTGGAAACATATAATGATGAATATGTAGTTCGTTCAGATCATAAAGATAAGTTGAAAAAGTATATAGAAGATACTTTGAAAATGAATACTTATGAAGAACAAACGTTAGATTTTGCTATCAAGAAAGATAGAAATAAAATCTACGATATTGCAGCATTCATTCATGAATTAAAGGTATCTTAATGGATCCTTTGATGCATAGCAATAGTAGTGTTAAAAAATGGGGAGGTAATGTTGATGATTACCTTCCTATTCATCATTGGTTTGATGATAGCAAAAGAGGTTTTGCGAACATTACACATCGAGCTATGCGACATCATTCAGAAGGTATCGGTTGGTGTATTGACACATTTGGTAAATATTTAGAATTATCAAATGGTAAAAGAATACCAGTTCGTTACGTTGCAGAACAACACGTCAAAGAAGATTGCGGCCAAATACCATCTATGAAAGACTGGTTAGTATGTATGAAACCACAAACATGGATGTACAAAGTTGGCAAAGTACGTGAATAATTACAATAATCTTTTAGTGCCATATAAGGTTTTCTTCTTTATGTCCTTATTACGGTTGCAAAAGATGAGTAATAATAGTCACATTACAGATGGTCCAGCAATGGAATATTCTGAGTGACTTAAATCAGAATAGAGGTGAGTATGGTTATCCTACTAACACAACTAGCGGACTTACCTCAGTTCTGAATAATATTAATTAGTTAGGAGAAAACAATGAAAGCAGTAGATAATAATGAAGTAATAGTTGGAACTGGAACTGATACTGATCCAATAAATAAAATCCATAAAAGTGAATGGATAGCATTGTTAGAAGTAAGGCAAGACGGACAATACAATATGATGAGTCCTATGGCAAGACAATTAGCTGGAGTAGACAAAGAAACTTGGAAACAAATGTTAAGTAACTTTGATGATCTATATGAAAAATGGGGTGATCTAAATGAATGCGTCTGATAAAGCGTTAGAAATACAAGAGAAAATTCAAAAACAAATAGATAAATTGGAAAGATTAGGTTTTGAATTTATGTATCATAACAGAATTAGCAGCATTAGGAGGTTGAGAAATGATAGATAAAGCATTTTCAATCAAACATGAAGGTCATTTAAACAAAAACAACATTATATTTAAAAATACCAACATTGTAAGATTAGTAAAAGATATGCATAGTGTAAATAATCAATTAGGTGTATGGAAATCTTGCGATGAATGTGGTGTCTGGGAATTAGAAGATGATTTACTTTATTGGGAATATATGAATAAAGTAGATCAAATGTTCTGGTCGCAACATAAAACAGGTGAAAAATTATGTGATGATTGTTGGAGAGATTAATGAATAGTAGAGAAAAAGCATGGCACAAAAACAATAAACCACGTGAAACTATACATGATAGAATGAAATCAATGACTTTTGTAGATCCTTGGAGTGAAAAAGGTATGCAAGAATCAGAAGAATTTGCTAAAAAGTATGGTAGAGCATGGTGGGTTTACGTTGGAGTACCAGTAAATCAAAAAAAATACCTTGATGGATGGATAATGCAGTTCAATATCAAGGAAAATGACGAAAATGCATAAGAAGGAGAATAAAAATGAGACATTATTGGTATGACGCTGATGCAGATATTATGTATGCAGCGTGTTTACAGTCTTCACAATTATTTTTAGGAATAATTTTGTTGATTGTAGCTTGGGAAATCATAAAATACTTACTTTGGAGGTTAAAATGAGTATGTGGTGGCACAAAAAAGCCGAAGAGCTTTTAAAAGGACAAACAATTCTTAGTGTTAAATGGCAAAAATGGGATCCAGATGATAGTGATTATGGAACTGGGTTGATATTTGAAACCGAGAATAATGTTTTCTTTGTAGGACAAGACGATGAGGGTAACGGCCCTGGTTCGTTGCATTATGTATACAAAGAAGCAGAAGTAGCTAAAATAGCAGGTGGAGTATTACCTGTAGATGTAAAGGAGGTGTAATATGGAAAAAGACCATATAACATACATGTCAAGCGATGGAAAAAAAGTTACTACTAAAAGAAAGTATACAAAATTTCCATACGATTTATCTGATTGTTCTATATTATCTAACGAACATGGACAAATGGATAAATTCTTAGAAGTAACAAATCCTTTTAGTGGTGAATCTTACAGATTATCACCAGTAGAAGAAGCAGTTTACTCAGTTATAATGGGCGCACAATATATGCCTAATTATATGACCAGTCCTAAGTTGCAGCAAGATGTACGCAAAGGACTTGACTGGTTTAGAGATAACAACGCAAAAGCGTACATGGTATTACTAGATTAATAACAATAACACTTGGATAAAGGGTCTAATAATATTAGATTCTTTATTCAAGCTAACCAACCATAAGGAGAAAATCTATGGGATTTAATGTAAATAACTATGCATTAGTTAAAGATCGTTTAGTGAGTGCTCACGACGAATTTCCTAAATGTCAAATACGTACTGAATTAGTAAACGTACAACCTATTAAAGACACAGCAACAGGAGAAACATGCAATGAGTACATCATCAAAGCGATATTCACGCCAGAACCATTATCAGAACCAGAAGTATACTACACAGGATATGCGGCTGAAAGAGATAATACTGGGTTTGTTAATAAGACGAGCGCTTTGGAAAATGGCGAAACGAGTGCGGTGGGTAGGGCCCTTGCATTTGCAGGTTTTGGCGTTAATCATTCAATCTCTTCTCGTGAAGAAGTTGAGAACGCAAAAGCTAAACAAAAAGTCGTTAATCCAACTATTAAATCATTGGAAGAAATGGATGATTTAGCAGGCGAATGTCTTAAAAAGGAGCTTATGTCTAAAGAACAGCATATAGCTTATATGAAGAAACGTGGCACAGGTTACTATGATACGAAAGTAAAAGTAACAAGAGCTGTATTACATTTTCAGGAACTTTTAACTAAAAAGGAACCTAAAGATGTCAAGTAAAAAAATGCCACAAGAACACAGAATAAGTGGATTACTACCAGGTGAAACACAATGGATCAATAATAATCACGGTAGATATTTACTTGTTCACGTACCTTTTGCAGCAGACGAAGAACGTTATGACTTTGAGTTTCCAGACTATGAATTAGTTATGGCAGCTGTTGACAAAGCTATAATGACTGAAATGGATGCTGTAAATGATGCAGTAGATGAACGCAATAGCAAATACCAAAAGGAGGACTAATGGCTATTACAGGTACTAAAATAAAAAGCAATACAAGCGGAGGTAACAAAAAATACTTTATCAACAAGTGTACAGTTACCGCAGCAGAACAGATCGAATCACAATATAGTGATACAACAGTTAAACTTGAGTTAACCGATGAAAGCAATGGTTACAAATATAGTTTATTTATGAATCAGAATTACGAAAAAGACACTAACGGTGTTGTATCTGATTTGAAATATCCTGATTTAGTAAACACATTGTTCTTAGCAGCAGGTAAGGATCTAAATATATCTGATACTGGTGACATCAATTTAGAAGAGTTAACAAATTCACAAATAGCTTGTTTAAGTTATCCGTCAACTGGAAAATATAAACGTGCTATATGGTCTACAGTTAGTTCTTGGAAAGATGAAACTCAATTGGGTAAGGATTTTGAAGCTCAATTAGCAAAAGGTTATCCTAAAAATTACAGAAAAGAAGATAGTGCAGTTCAAGCACCAACAGAATCTGTAGATTTAGATGACCTTCCATTCTAGTGACTGCTAAAACAATACTGCTTAACTGGGTATCAGAACAAGCAGATAAATCTAGCAACAATACATTTTATTCATACGACATTGAACTTAATGTTCCATTATATGGAAAATTAAAATATGGTAAAATACATACTGCTAGTACATACTCTAGGCTATGGAGAGAATTGAGAGAAAGTCCTCAATTGTTCGAAAGTTTAGATATAATGTTAATGGAAGTATCACACACAAAACAGAAAAAGGTAAAAGGATGGATGGCAACGAACATGAAGAAATACGGAGGGATTCCAGAATCACTTCAGACTGCTATGTCGAAATAGTAAAAGATAGTATTTCTAATCGTAATCAAGTAGTAACTACAGAACAATATAAGAAAGCTGTGTTAGATTACTCTTGGTCGAAAGAAATGTATCGTTCTTATTTTGTGTTTGATAAAAGTTTCGATAAACACGTAACTGAAACTGGAACTGTAAAAGGTTTTGATGGTTCATGTGCATTGGATTATATCATATTAGATGTAGACAAAGGTGAAATACCTAAAGATCAAATGATAGGATATATTCAAGCGTGTTTGTCTGAAATGTTCGATAAAGGCGTAATGGAAGAAGACATTAACCTATGGTTTAGTGGTAACGGTTTTCATATAGAAATGAAAAATGTATTTGGATTGCAACAAAGTAAAACACTTCATGATAAGCTAAGGCTTACAATGAATAAACATTTTGACTTTGCAGACTCAATCTATGATAAAACGAGGATCATCAGAACTAAATGGTCGTTAAATCCAAAAACACAATTACATAAAATATGGATACCTTTATCACAAATAGGTGACATAACTTACAAAGATCTTGAATGTTATGCTTCTACAAGACAAAACTACTTAGAGTGGGTTAACAGTGATTCAGATAATTTCTTTGAAACGCTGCATAAAACACCTCAAGTAGAACCTTATCTTCAATCAATGGTTATTGCATCACCTACTATTGTAACAAAACCTAACTCTAGTAAGAAGAGTTCAGACGTTACAAGCGTAGTGTCGTGTATGCAGCACATATTCAACGAAGGTCCACACATTGGAGCTAGAAACAACAAAATGATGCGTATGACAAGCACGTACAAACGTGCAGGTGTACCTTTTATTGTTGCTTTGAATGGTATGCATACTTGGAGTGACGGTCAAATGAGTGAAGAAGAAGTAAATAGAACTGTTAAAAATGTGTACGATGGTAATTATCAATATGGCTGCGATGACCACATCATGGCTGAGTATTGTGATACTAAATGTATTTACTATAAACGTAAAGACTATAAATTAGATATTAAGGGTGTTAATGAGTTAGAAGACTCATTAAGAGATTACCTTATAAATACCATGTCGCAAAACTCTATTCAATTAGATAAAATATATGGATGTGATTCCTACAACTTTTCACCAGGAGAATTAGTAATATTTTCTGGTGATACAGGTTTAGGTAAAACTGCTTTTATACAAGATATAATAGTAAAAGCAAGACAACATACATTGTTTTTATCTTTAGAGATGAATGAACAGTTAATATTCAGGAGGTTTGGTCAAATAGCTGTCGGTAAAGATAAAGAATGGATTACTAATGAATACAAAAATAATCCTGAATTTACTCTAAAAGATAAGTTAGATCACGTGCAAGTTATGACCATTGCACCTCGAATAGACTCAATTAAGAAAGTAGTATCTGAGTACCAACCTAAAGTGTTAGTAGTAGATACTACAGATGAAGTACAAGTAGACTTTGTTAAAGGTGAAATAGAAAAGCAAAATATAGTTATTGGTGCATTGAAACAAATTGCACAGAAAACAAATATAATTATTATTGCAATACATCACTTAAACAAATCTTCTGCTAGTAATAACGTAATCAATTTGCATTCGTTAAAAGGTTCATCAAATGTAGTACAAAAAGCAGATAAAGTAATACTTATCAAAGGTAATCGTGACGATGCAGTACGTATAGTGAGTTCTGTTAAATCACGTGACGAAGGTAGGTTTGAAATGACTGCAGCATTTGATACCAATACAATGCAATTTAATCAAATAAGGAGTAATTATGATTAAACTAGATACATTAGTTAAACCAAGTTATAGTGATAAAAATAATATTCAGAAAGCACATTTAAGATTGTTAAAAGTCTTAAACTTTTCTGCAAGAATGGATAGCAATTTTGGTAATCACTTGTGGTTTGACGTACGTGTAGGACCTATGGAATTTTCCACAGGTTTTAGAATGTGGGATGAATCACCGCAAGCTGTAGAGAAATACAAGGAGGATTTTAACATCTTTGAGATGGATCAAAATCTTGCTACAAGTGACGCATCCTAATAAAATACGTGGTAACAATCTCGAACGTGAGATCGTGAATACAGCTAAAGACATGGGCCTTTCTGCAAAGAGGGCCTATGCTTCAGATGGTAGATCACTAGGTAAATCAGAAGTTGTTGACGTGATAGTCGAAGATACATGCATACAAGCAAAGCGAAGAAAGAAAGTTGCACAATGGCTGTATCCAGATTATCACGGTGACGATGTAGACGTTGTTGTTACACGTATGGATAGAAAAGAATCTTTAGCTATAATACCACTAAAAAGATTCTTAAGATTATTACAAATTGAAAAGGAGAATCGTGATGACTTTGAGTAAAGAAGAAATCAATGCGATCATGTCTTTGGCTGCCAAGATTATAATGGAGCAAGAGAAAAATAAATCAGATAAAACTATTAGGGAATCAGAAGATTTCTTAGATTTAACTGATGTTCGTAGACCTGATTGTAATGATTAAATAAAATTGAGATGCCTCGCACACAAGTTATATTTGTTAGCTTGTGCAAATACTACGATTGGTTGGCTACTAAAAACATATCTTCTTAGTCGATAGATATGTATCTTAAGTATTGTGGGGCATCTTAATAACAAGGAAAATAATTATGACTGAACAAGAAAAAATAAAAGAAATTAAATTATTAAAAAAAGAAATAGAAGAAATAAAAAAACTAACTGAAAAAGCAATAAAATTTTTGACTACAAAAAAAGAAGAGTCGAAAATTTTATTGGAAAAGCTTTCTAAAGAACAACGCTAAATAAAACATTTATTCATCACTTAAATTTTCTAACATAATATCTCTATTGCGTTGCTCTCTTTCAACACGCTGACCATACCATTTCATGCTATTACGAGGTATACCAGTAGAATATTCCATCCAATAATTTGGTTTCTGTGTTGTCTTATAAACATCACGCATCAATCTACCACCAGGTAAATATGTCCAAGCAGTATAATTCCAGAATGCTTCGTAGTTACCGTTAACTAAAGCATTAACATGAGGCATAATAAATCTTGCAGCAGGAGGTGTTACGATCTGTAACGGTGCCATAGCTTTGATAGGATATTGATTAAAGAATGCTCTTTCTCTAGTTTGTTCATCACCAAATAAAAACTCAGCTGTATCTTTAAACATATTCATAGGCGGCGATAAAGCATACTCAAATATACTGTAAGCAAATACACTAGCTAACGCCATAGTCATAGCATCATTAGCTATTTGTCTTTCAAATCTTTTAGTAGCTTCAAAGTTAGCGTGCCCTTCTACTGCCATCATATCTTCAAACATAGTTTTTCTACGTCTAATACTACTCCACATATAAGGTTGGAAACGTGTCATTACACGACCAAACGCAGTATTACTAAAGTTAGGTCTGTATGTAGCGTGATAGATAAACTGTGAACCTTCTACACCTTTTTTAGCAGTCTTCACTAAAAACTCGTCAGTTACTTTGATATTACCTTTTGTATCAGCGTATAATTCTCTAGCTTTTAAATAATGTGATAAAAACGCTTTACGTCTTAATAGTTTTTCAGATGCAGACATAAATACACTACCAACTTCCATGGCTGCAGCATCTACATTATATTTAGTAGCTAACTCTGTTATAGTTTCTTTAACAAAAGCATCATTTTTTTCGTTAACTTCTTTAGAGTTCCCCCACAATTTGTTTTTCTTGGTATTTTGTGTAACTCTTTTTACAAGTTCTGATAAAAACTTTTTAACCTGAGCAGGCTCTTTAGCTTGTAGATAAGTTAATTCTTGTAACAAATTACCTTCCAACAATCCTAAACTATCTATCATCATGTGTACATCTTCCATAGATTTTAATTCTTTATCTTGATATGTTTTAGTTTTTGGATCGTATATCCTAAACTTTTTACCAGCAAATACTTCGTTTATTAAATAATCTTCTCTAAATGAATTAACAAAATGTGTAAAACCAGTGTCTGTTATTACGTTTTGATAACCACCATATACATTTGTTATTGCAGCTTTAGGGTGAAACAGTAAACTAAATACTTCAAATTTACCTTCTAAGTCACTCATATACTGAGCCATATCTACCATAGCTTTATGCCTTAGTATTGGATCTTCAGGTAATGATTGAAACATTTGTTTTTCTTTGCCTAACAATGATTTAGTAGCTTTACCATAGACTTTGTTAATATTGCCTTCAATTTTTAACATAGTATTACCAACAGATTCATCGCTAAACCATTGTCTAGGAGTAAAGTTAATCTTTAATTTATCTATGTTATCTTTATCAATAAGTAAATTTAAGTTTTCTGTTTGTGACTGTTCCATCCATTTAGTAAAATCTTTCTTTACTTCAGGACCAATTGTTGTTACAAAAAATTCATCACGTTTTTCTTTGGTAACACCTTTTAAATCTTTACCATGTTTTTTTATTAACTCACTTACTAACTTCTTTTTCATAGCACGTTGTTCGGTGTAAGTTGGCAATGCTGCTGCTTCCATATCTAACAATAATTTCTTTTGAACATTGTTTAGTTTTCCATATTTCCACGATTGATCATATCCAGAATCTTGCCATTCTTTTAATAACACGTAATCTTTTTTATTAAAACCATGTACTTCTATATTTCTTGTAGAAGGTTGTCCCATATAACCTTTAGAAAAATCTAATAAAGCAGAATGCCATTGTTCAATAACATCAGACATAGTTTCATTTTTTCTACCTTGTTCTAAAAATTTATCTAAATAAATTCTAGTATATAATGCACTAATGTTTTGAGTCAAACCTCTTGACATACTATCCATGTATTCTAAAGGAACATTACCATCAGTTCTAAAGAAAGGCAATGCTCTTTCTGTTCTAGAACGTGCGTGTGTAGACATACCTAAACCAGCATATACTGTTTTGCCTCTTCTAGTAGGTACTTGATTTAAGGTGTCAGCAGCATCCTGATCTACATTAGGATTTTCATACTTATTAGTTTTTAAAATTTTATTTTCTAATTGTTGATATTCAGCAAATCTAGCATCATCTAAAGTCGCTTCACCATTCATTACATCCTCTTTCATTTTAGGATCTAGTAGCTGATCAACTTTTTTAGACATGATACGTTCTTTTTCAGCAGGTAAATATTCTTCGACAATTTTCTTTTTATTATCTTTAACTTCTAAAGAACCCATGTAAGGATAAAAACGAGCAGATTCATTTTGTTCTTTAAATTTACCGACTTCTAATTGCCTTGCATCTAATTTTGATTGTTGAGATTCTAATTCTTTTCTAATTTGATCTCCTACTGTGAACTTTGTTTGTCCTTTAACTAATGTTTTATCTAACAATTTCCAGTCAAGTTCTCCGCTTTTATTTAAATACTGATTGTATTTATCGTGTATATTTTGACGAACATTAAAAGCATAATTTAAAAACTTAACATCGTCTAAATGAAAATGGTTACGCAATATTTCAGAACCAGAAACAGTGTCTTGTTTAATTCTAACAGACTTATCAAAAGCCATTAATCTTGAAGGACTAATCATTCCATTAGCATTAAAAAACATTTCCATTAAACGTTGTTGATAAAACAAAGGATGACTTGGTGCATATTTTTTAGCAGGACTATATACATTTTTATATATAGTTTCTCCAAATGCTTTTTCAATATTTTTATAATTACTTTCTATAAATTGTTTTAAAGCAAAATCCATTATTGGTTGTATAACTTGATTACGTATTACATCTGTGTATTTATTAGCATCTACAAACACCTGGTCACCTTGTTTATCAGTGTAATATAATTTTTCTGATATTTTACTAAGTTTTTTTTCTGCTACATCTAAACGTTCTTGTAGTTCAATGCGTTCTTCAGCTAACGTATTATTCTTTTTTGGTCCTAATTTATCTGGACCTAATACGTGTCTTAACACTGCAACTTCCCATAATATATCTTGATTAGCTGTATACACTTTTTGTTTTGTGTTTAATATTTTTTTATTAAATCCTACAAAATCTACATTAAACTTTTTAAGCTGACTTGCTATACTATGATTTTCATATATATTTTCAGCTATAGTTTTTAACGTAGCAGTTGGAACTAAAATACCATATTCATCCATTTGTCTAGTTTTAGGATTATATTTAACACCTCTATCTAATTGAAACCTTTTTTCAAAAGGTGAAATTAACTGGTCTAATCTTTGATAAATACCTAACACTTGATCTATGCCTTTAGGACTTCTTAAGTTTGCATCTATAGGAAACATAAAATTAATTTTGTCTGTAATAACAGAAGATAAACTATCCATAGGTATTTTTTGTATAAGAGGATTAGCTTTTATATCTTTCTCTAGCTGCCCTATATTTTTATAAGGTTTAATTACTTTAGTTTTTTTATTATAACCATATACAATATTGTCTTTATCTTTTAATATCTTTCCTTGTGTTTGATCTGATAGCTTAGTTATAGAACCTTCATTAGCATTAGCCCACTCCATTACATACTTTCTATAATCTATTCTTGTTTTTTTAAACAATTCTAAATCAGACATCATTTTAACAAAAATGTCTTGTTCTTTAGCATATTCTGCAAACGTTTTTAAGGGAACCATATCGGTCATATCAACGTATAAGTCTTTACGTGCTTGATTAATTAACTCTTTATTTCTACGAATAGCGTCAAATGCATCATTAGGACCGTATTGATTCTTCATGTGTTTTACAAAATACTTTAACCTCAAGCCATCTACATCTTGAATTAAATCTATCTCTCTATTTTTTCCTTGAAAAAAATTAGAATACAAAGAAGATATATTATACAATATACCAGGATTACCATTTGCTATTTGATATTTAATAACATCACGCAAGTCATCTAGATCTTTTTTAATACCTTCTGTTTGATTGCTAGTTAATTTTTTCTTTGTATCAATTAATTTATCTAATTTCTTAGGATCTGTAAGAACGTCAATATCAATTAAATCTGGAACAACTTGTTTAGTTCTGTTGACTGCTGGTTTAGCAGTGTCTACTACTACAGGTTCAGATAGACTTGATGTAGATGGCGGTGTAATATCCTCACTCACGTAATCAATCAAATTGTCAAAATCAAAATCTTTTTTAAATTGCTCTATTCTAGCGTCTTTTTCTGCTACTGCTAGTTCTAGTACCTTATAACGTTCTCTAGCCATATACTGCTTATTACGGGCCTTTATGGACCATGTCTGTTCTAAGTCAGGTAAAGAACCTACAAATTCTCTTTGTAATGCACCTCTTTGCTCGTATAATTTGTCTAAAGTAGATTGTTTAGAAAATTCTTCTAATCCTTTAGTAAGTTTTGTTTCCTGAGCTTTTAATTTAAGAAGTTCTTTTATATCTCTATTAACGCTTGTCAAGAAATCAAATCGTTTTTTTCCTCTAAATCCTGTAAAGTTTAAATCTATAACAGGGTTAGCTATATAAAATACATCAAATAAATCTTCTACTAACATCTTACCTTGTTTAGTCAAAGGTTTTCCTACTGCATTTCTAGCTGTAGTTAATGTTTCTAATTGTTCTTTTATAGATTCTTTAGTAAAGTATATTTGATCTCCGTAGCTTCTAACGTTTTGTTTTTTATACCACTGTTTATTATTATCAAATGATTGATAAATTTTATTACGTTGTTCAAATGTAGTTTCTATTACGTCTACAATAAACTTATCAACAGCACTAGGGTTCATTTCTAATACCTCTACAGCATACTCTTTAAACGCTTGTGCTTTTTTCAAAGCATTGGACAAGTCTACAATACCATTAATTTTATTCCATAAAAAAGGAGGATAATCTTTAATGGTATTCATTTCTTTTCCATCAATACCTTCCATAAACCATTTGTCAAATTCTCTTAAGTTTGCTTTTTTAAATAAAGGATGATCTTTCATAACCTTAGACAAATCTTTTAATACAGGAATAATAGCATCTTTGTCGATTGCATTGTAAGGATTAATTTCTAATTTTAATCCATTAATATTTTCACCAACCATTCTCAAATAACCAGTAGTACCTTCAGTCATATCTAAATATTTTTGAGATACTACGTTAGGTTCTAATGGAGCTTCGTCTTTACGTACTTTACTAAATACAAGTTTATACATATCACGCAATACAATACGATCTTCTGCTTCTAATAAATTGTCTTTATATTTTCCTCTTAGCTTGGCTGTAGCAGTAGACGGTAAATCAACATCAACTAATTTATTAGCATCTATAAATGTACTTTGTAAAACATTTTGATCTATAATTAATTGTTTCCAAATTTTAGGTAACTCACTTGTTTGCATCTCGGTAACTTTACCGCTTCCGTCTTCTACCATTAATTGTTTTCTTAAATCAAATTCTTGTTTAGCTATTTGAAATTGATTAGTAATATATCCAACACTGTCTTTACCTATTGCACTAAACAATCCATTACCAAGCTTAGCATCTATATCAATCATATTAGCTAACTGCTGCTTTCTTGTTTCTTTTTGTGGAAACTTTGCATTGGCTAATTCTTTAGCAATTTTAGCATCACTTAAAGAAATCATAGTTCCATCTTCTTTTAATAATTGATTTTGTATTTCAGGTCTAGCATATACCTTAGTTATTTCTTTAGGCATACCCCAAAATACATGAGCCGAGTCAATGTCTTTGTCTGCTCCGTTCATATTAAAGTCGTTAACTTCGTTGGTTATAATAGATATACCTTTTCTACCTTTAACAAATCCTACAAAATTACCAATACGAACACCACTGTTACTAACCATTGGAGAACGTATATACATAACATTGTCTAATGTTTCTTTTAATTGTTTAGTAGTATCACTGTTTTTATCTAAATCATATTCTTTTTCAAACTTATCAAATACCTTACCTAACGTACTTTTCTTTTGAGTGGTAGGATCGGTAACAGGAATAATACGTGCACCTTCATGTAATAAAAATTCATTATCAGCTAAACCTTTTTTAGCAGAAGAGTATTTAAAGTTTGTAGTTCGTATAATTACATCATACAGACCTAACTTAGAACTAAAAGATTCTTCTACTACAGGTCTAGTTAATCTTTTAAAAGCATAGTCTGATATTTTTTCGTTTATAAACTCTATAACACCTGGTCTTAAAAATGCTCCTGGTTCAAAATCTGTAGAAATTAAATAGTCTTCTATTAATTGTTTGTTATATGTTTCATTACCATATTCTGCAAAGTCTTGTTCTATTCTTTTATCACGTTCAGAACTTCTACCATCAGTAAATAATTTACGTAATATACTTCTGGCTGTAATAGACGTAGGGTTTTCATTTAATATCTGGTCTATTAATCTAATATCTATTTTATCTAAAGATACTTTATCACCGAGAGGTTGATTAGACTTAAGCAACTGACTCACTTCTTTGCTTACAACAGCATCTCCTCTTGCAGATGCATCTATAATTTCTTGCCATTTATTCCAAAAAATCTTTCCATCTGTGCTAGTAGGATCCATGTCAATAGTATTTAAATTAGAAGTAACCTGTCTTAACAATTTTAATTTTTCTAATTTATTAAAATTCTCATAGACATCTAAATTTATGTAATTATCTTCTAGTTTAGATTTCCATGTAACGTCTGTTTTACCTGGTACGTCTGGTCTTTTTGCTCCACTAATTTCTTTTACTGAAGTATCATAATGTAAGTAATCTATTTTTTTACCTGCTTCTGTTTTATCTAACAAAGCTTCCCACTTAGGGTCCATTCTAAATGTAGCAGTTTTAATAATAGTTGTACCACGTTTATTCCCGTTAGTAAACTCACCAGGTCTGTGTATATGTATAGTTTTTATAACACCAGTTTCAGGATCTAATCCATACGCTTTTGCTAACCTGTCAAATTTTTCACCTCGTAACATACTAGCACCATCAGTACCTGAGTTAAATGCTTCCATTTCAGGCCCCATATTTTTAATACTACCAGGCAAATCTTTTATCAAAGCGTGTGTATATTCATCTTTAATGTATTGACTATCTATAGGTACTTCAATACCAGACATATGCTTAGTATACTTTTGCATTTTTGTAACATCAGTATAAGGTTCTGTTTTAAAATAAGTAGGCAATGTATCTATAATGTCCTGTGCTGTGTATTTAGCATCTATTAAATTCATTTCTTTCATACGCCAAATAACAAATCCAACATTAGATTTATATTTTTTAGCATCAGTGCCGCCTAATTCTTTTCTAATAGTTCTATCTATTTTTTTTAATTCTTTGTCAGATATATAATTAGTTTCATTTTTTCTACTGCTCCAAGGAAATTGTCTTACTTGCAATCTACCAGTGTCACTAACTGCTGCGTGTATATACAATCCTTCTTTTTCTTCTAAATTATTTCTTAGTTGGTCTATTTGTTTTTTAGACATATTTCTTACAGCACTAATAGGATCTTTAGTGTCTTTAGAAAATGCAAATATATCTATAGATAAAGGTGATACATTTTTAATTTTAGCACCTGGTTTATATTTACCTTCTACTGCATCGTAATATCGTTGTGATACTACAGTAGTTAAATAGTCTATATCTAGATGTAATTGTTTATCATCTTTAGCATATATTTTATTTAAACGACTACCTTGGTCTGATTTAGTACCAGACTTTTTACCGCCTATAGGTTTGTTGTATATGTCTACTTCTGGTGCTTCTTCCTCAAATACGGGCTCTTCTGTTTTACGTTTTTTTAATCTACCCTTACCCTCTTCTGGCACTAAATATATTCTAGATATTTTAAACTTATCTAAATGTTTATATTTATGTATAGCTTGAACTAAATCCATTTTTTGTTCTTCACTAACTTTAATTTTAAATTTACCTTCTACTTCTTTAATAAAGTTATCAGGAGTAAAATTTGTGTCAATAGCTAACTTCTTAAACATTTGATGCAATTCTTGTGGATCTAAATCCTTAGAAGTTTTGTCACCAACTTTTTTAATATCTACAAATATGTTTTTTAGTGTACGTTGTTTTGGTAGATATTCACTAGCAATAGATGTATCTTGTTCTATGTGTTTAACTTCTTTGTCCATCTCCATAGAACTAAATTCAAATTCTTTTTCTTCTACTCTACGTTCTACTTCATCTATATTAAAAGTATCTTCGTGTTTTCTTTCTGCTTTTTCAGCTGCTTCATATAATTTTTCTAATATAGTTTCTCTAGTTTTATTATCTGTTCTAGCTCTTGCTTCCATTTCAGGCGTAATAAAACCTTGTTCTTTTAAATCTTTATATTCAGGAGCTAACGCTACAATAATGTCATTGTAGTTATTAACAACATAATCCATCTGTTGACGTTGTATATCTTTTAAATACCTGCTCCAATATGCTTGATATTCAGGAGTTTCTGCTTGATACCACGGTTGTTCAGTAAGCCACTTACGTGCTTCTTTCATTTTAAAATCTCTAGGTATTACTTTATCAGAACTAAATATATCTTTAGTAGCTCTATTTTCAAATGCAGCTCTACTATTTACACTAAAGAATACAGCCATTAATGTTTCATATATCTGGTCTTCTAAAGGCATATCGTGCAGTTTAGCAGTAGTAGTACCATACGCTGCACCTGCTGTACCTTTCATAAGAAAGTTTATAGTTTCAAATTGATCTCTACGATTAGGTTGTTCTTTTAATGCTTTAGCAAATCCTCTAACTACTTTTTCTCCAGCAGTTCTAACTCCAACATTTTTACTAGCTAACATTCTACCTATGTTTGCATATTCACCTATACCTCCAAATATACCCCCTGCAATAGCACCTTGTACTGCTGCTTGTCCCATGCCCTGTATACCTTGTTCTCTAGCAGAAGCACCTAATAATAATCCTAAGTGTACAGATTGATTAACAATATTGTCACGAGTAGCAGCATCCATAAATCTATTTTTAAATACACCTTTGTGTATAAATTCTGCTGCTTTAATATTATTATCTTTTAAAAAACTTGTACTTTGTTTTTGTACAAAGTTAGCAACTATACCAGGTACAGACTGCATACCGTATAATTTTTCACCTGTCTTAATATCTACACCAATAGGTTGTGGACTACGTAATGCTTTACCTCCAGGTAGTTTAGTAGTAACGTCGTGCATAGCTCTAGCTACTTTATTGTTAGAATATTGTAAAGATTCTCCTACGCTTTCTAAACGATCAGCTACTGCTTCAAATTGTTTAACACCTCTAGCTTTAGCTTGTCTACGCATTCCTCTAGCTACTAATGCTGTTGCAGCACCACCTCCAGATAATGCTTGTACTACAACACCTGGTGCTAGTCCTACAAGATGAGATAATGAGTTTGCTATTTTTTCGGTAGATGTATCAGGTTCATCTGCAAAACCAAAGGTTGTAAAACCTTCTAATAGTCCAGATGTAATCTGTGCAAGAACTCCGTCTGTTTGACCTTGTCTTCCATCCGTAAGGGGTAAGCCTGCATCAACTAGTTTTGTTTCCATATAACGCAAACTACGTGCGTCAAATTGCTTAGGTATGCGGTCATAAAACTTTTTTAGACCCAATGCGTACTGCATTTCATCTAAATGTCCTGCATCAAAAGCAGACTCTAGTATTTGTATTCTTCTATCTAACATATTATATATTAGCTAAATACTTTTCTAAAACAATACTTCTTTCTTCCAATCCTTTTATAAGACCAGGATCTGCATTTATTTTTTTAGCAGCATCAATCATTTGATTACCAATAGCAATACCTTGTTTAAAGTCTTTTTTTAATTCTCTATTATTTTTTCTGTTGTATTTCATATTTTGAGCATGCTGGTATCTTAATAATAAATTTGCTGAAATATCATTATACCTATTTTCATTTTCATTTAAATATTCAGTTAATTTATTTTTACCTCTTTTGGTTAATTTAGTGCTAAACAAAAGTCTAGGCGAATTAGGCATATCATAATCATCTGTACGTTTACTAGTATCTACATTACTCATTAAAGGCAAAGCATTAGATAACTCACTTATAGCAGTTTTTGCGCCAAATGTTTGTTGGTTAAATATAGCTTTGCTTACCAATGGATTATTAGTATCCATACCTGAGTATACGCTATTTTGCGCAGAAGCTGCACTTAATAATGATTTTGCCCTACTAGGATCTAACGCTTCTATTCTAGTTAACTCTTGTCCTAAGTTTTGTACAAAACCCATATTTTGTAAATACAGTTGTTGATCCATATCAGTTATACCTGTTTTCTTTTTGTAGGCATTCATGCTTGGCGTAGGTTGAAAAAGATAATTTAGTACTGGCATATCAGTATATATATAATCTCTAACAGGTTTACTTTTACTATCTTTAAGCAAGTTTCTAAACTGTGCTTGTTTCATAGCATCTTGAGTTGAAGCTGTATAACTAATTAAATATTCACCGTTAGTTTTACCAGTACCTTCACCTGTTTTAGGATCTATATATTCTTCATTCATAATTTTGGCTTGTTCTAAAGGTTTTTTAGTTTCAAAATCTAACATCCATTCTACATCTTCTCGTCTTATAAATTTCATTACTTCTGCATTATCTTTAAATGTTTGCGCACTTACAACTCCTTGATGACTTGCAAGTTCCATAGCGTTTTTTGTTTGTAAATTCATATTTTCAACATTAAACCCTTGTAACAAATTATCTCTCTCTTCTGTAAATCCTGCTTGTAACGTTATTCTTGATTCGGTGTTTTCTTTATCTATAGTGCCTCTAAGTTTAGTCATTTTTTCATCTTGTCCAAAACTTGCTTCTTGCATGTAACGTTGGTTAGCAATTAATTTATCATCCCTTGTCGCTCCAGCAAGAATATTTTTATCGTCACTTGCTGCTCTTGCAGATATGTTCTTATCAGTTATTAATTGATCAGAATCAATACCTCTTATTTGTTGCTCGGCTGCTATCTTACCCGATAAATCTATTTGCTCTAAAGAATATTTTTGGTCTAATTCCATCAATTCTTTTCTTTTAGCTGTTTCCATAGCTAATTTTTCTTCATAGTCAGGTTCCCTTATGCTTCTTAATAATCCAGAAGCACTTTGTGATGCCATATTTAATGCTTGTAAAAATTCAGTTTCGTAACTTGCCATTATACGTTTCCTCCATATTGGTTTTTAACTGCTTGATTAAAATCTGTAGACAATACAGCACCACCTTGCGCAGCTTGCGATGCAGCATTGTAGTAAGTTTTTTGTATTGCGTCTAACTCCATACCTTTTTGTTCTTGTATTTGTCGATTAGAAGCTTGGTATGCTAAGTCTAATCCTGTAAATGCTTGTGTAGGATCCATAACATTTGCACCTAATCCTGCAAAACCTGTTTGTCCCATTTTATTTTCTAAGGCATTGTATTGATTTATTCTAGAATCTGTAGCTAAATCAAATTTATCCCCTTGAGTTTCAAGTCGTTGTATTTCATTTTCTTGTACTGCTGGTAATAAACCAATAGCATTACTTTGTAAATCTCCAAATACACTTTTTAAAACACCACGCCTTCTTTTACCTTCTTCTCTAGCTTTACTTGCAGCTGAGGTAGTTGCTGCCGCTCCAATTAATCCTGCTACTACTGCCCATGCCATATTCTACTCCTTTATCTTTACTACTAAATTAGGTGATACAGCTTTCAACCAATTGTATTCATTAAAATGTGGAGCGTATTCTAAATTAGCTTCACGTTTACCTTGCGTAATTTCATCGTCTATGTCTTTAACCATAGGTGGTTGTTGTCTGTTTGGATTAACTATATTTTTCTTATCCATTATGTATCTCCTTTAATTTATTAATTGCTTTAACAAAATCTTTAACACGTACTGGTGTTTGTTTATACCAACGTGAATATCTATCTGCTTTTTTATCTGCATACATTATTTCATCTATAGCACGATCATACTCCTGATGACATAAACATTTCCAAGCAGTAGGAAACTTTCTAGTCCAGCTAGTACCTAATTGGTAATTTACTGAAACTAACGCTATTTTCACAGATTCATTATCTGTAGATAGTATGCTTGCTTGCTTATCTGCTGCTTCCATAGCAGTAGTAATATCTTCCATATACCATTCTTTAATTTTATAATCATCTACTTCAGTACCTACAGGATAATCTTCACGTTCTGCTGCAGTTAATAAATGACCAATACCGCAAGTAGGTTTATCTAACGTATCTAAATATACTTCGTTCTTATATCCTTCACGAAGTTTCATATGATCGTATACTTTTTTTTCAAATTCATTCATCCTATTTTCCTTACATTGAAATTGAGTTACCAATAAATCTACTATTTTCTTCAGCTTCATCATATTCTTCTTGAGTTGTAGGTTGATTCATTAAACTTATTAGACTTCTGTCTTTGCCAAAGATTTCTATTGGTTTGTTCATAGAAGGATAAAAGTCCATTGAATTTCTAGCTATAGTTACTTGCTTAAATTCAGCAGCTCCATCTGCAGTTGTATTTCCAGTAGGTTCGTAATTAGTAACACTGTTTAAATAAAAAGCTTTTACTCTAGCTTTATCAGCCATTCTATTACTTGTTCTATCTCTACCTTCTATAATAACTTCACCTTTATCGTTATAAATTGTTTCCATTGGACCTGCATTTTCCATAGCATCTTTAGCAGGGTTTTTAACAGTTTTTTTGTAAAAATCTCTAAAGCTATTTACACCTTCCAACTCTTGCGGTCTTTCTTTGTAGGGAGTACCTTGCTTTGTTGTTGCTCCGTAATTACCTAATGCGTTGTCATTGTAATCTCTTCTAGCTTGTCTTCTTACTTTCATATTGTCTACCATAGGTTGCATAGTTTTACCTAGTTCATGCCCCATAGTATATCCAGACATAGCTGCAGTTCCATAGTACATAGCTTTACCTAATAAACTATCTCTATATTCTGAATCAGCTTCTGCTTTGTCAACAGATACTTCAGCTCCTGCTTGTGCCTGATAAACGCTTAACTTTGAATTAATATTCATAATATCTCCTTATGGCTGTAATTGTGACCATCTTATACCAGCTATTGTAGAATCTACACTTGTTCCACTGCTAGTTGTTTCTCTAAAATTGAATGTTGCAACCCCATCTCTATATTCATCTGTTGCTGCTTTATAGCTTAATTGACTTCTAAATTGAACATATACAATCCCACTACTTGGTGTTATAGTAGAAGATTGATTTGAAGCATATATACTTGCAGTAGTCCAACTACCTCCACTTGTAATTTTATCATTAGCACTACTTGCTACTCTATATTGAGGAACATGAAAACTATTGTTAGCAGGAACTCCTTGTATAAATATACTTCCAGAACCATTTGTTACAGTTACTGTTACTACATCAGAATAATAATATCCTGCAGTATTTGAAGCAGGGTGTTGTACATTAGAAGGACTAACACTTACACTAGGACTTGGAGTACCAGAAGTAGTTAAATTAGCATTGGTTACTTCTACTTCTGCACTATCTGTTAATCCTTGTGCTACTACTTTAAAATCATAACGCTGTGATTGTGCTAAACCACTTACTGTAATATCTGTATTTACACCAGTATTTGCAGCATAGCCTTTAGCATCAGGCGTAACAGGAGTTCCTGAGTCCCACGATCCTCCATACGGTCTTTTATATAATACAAAATTACTTGTTACTTGTGTATTTGCTGTAATACGTAAAGGTATACTATTTGTACCTACGCTTCCATTTAAAGCAATAGATGTAACAGCGTTAGGAAACGCTCCTCTATAAAATGTAGTAGTTCCGCTTGTATTTGTTTTATATATACTTGGTTCACTGCCAAACAAACCTAATCCTTCTCTAGTATATTTTGTTCCTGTGCTTACAGCACTATTTAATGCAGTGTTTGTAAATATTGTTTTATTTAAACCAAATGCAGTTTGTTCAAAATCTCCATATATATTGAATTGATTAATAGATTCTGTATACGGAACATTCCCTGCGGTAATATCTAAACTATCGCCTGTAGCTGTAGCAGCAGCACATTGTACTAATTTACCATCAGACCAATATGCAGAAATAGTATCTCCATCTGACACTCCACTGTAAGTACCAGTGCCATCTTCTGTATATGTTATTGTTTGATTGTAAGAAGTACTAACAAAAACTGTACCTGTTTGTTCTTCAACAGCTTCTGGTCCTACTGTATTGCTTCCATATTGTGCTTCTAACGTATATAAAAAGGTATCAGGTGTCTGTTGCCCTGAATTTGTTACTCCGTTTGCAGAATTATCTGTAAATGTCAATGGAGTATTTCCAGAAAAACTGACTACGCTTGTACTATCTGCAACCCAGTTAGATCCATTCCAAATAACAGTATCTCCATAAAAACTAGTTCCACCTGCTTTTTTTCTTCTTCTAAGTTTTTGATTAGTAATACCAGTAGCATTAGACCATGTCCAATTTAATTCAATTTCTGGACCACTAGATTCTTGTGTGTAATCTCCTGTAAACGATGTAATAGTTGGAACGTCTGTACCTGTTGGAGTTTCACTAGTAGTTGCAGTAGTTTCTGTTGGATTTTTTTCAAATACATTACGTTGCCAACCT